GTGCCACTGATAAAGTCGCTCAAAATAGAGCTTTATCTGAGATGGAAAACATAGGTTATCAAGGCGGATTAAGACTCCAAGATAAAGCAGCACTTCAAGACGCCATGCTGCAGTCTCAGCAACAAGATAGACAGGGGCGAGATAATATCACAGCTGAAATGGCACGTCGTGGACTAGGTGGAAGTGGTTTTGATGTAGCAGCAAGGCTACAAAATCAGCAGTCCGTTGGCGATCGAAATGCAGCTAATTCCATGAAAATTGCAGCAGGTGCGCAAGATAGAGCGCTGCAATCGATTATGAATGCCGGACAACTTGGAACCCAGTACCGAACACAAGAATTTGGAGAACAAGCGCAAAGAGCCAATGCTGCAGATCGTATTTCTCAATTTAACACTCAGAATCTAAGAGATGTGAATGCTGCAAACATTGCCGCTCAAAATCAAGCGCAGGCAGCTAATCTTTCTAATGCCCAAAATATTGCCAATCAAAATACGCAGCTCGCAAATCAGCAGCAAATGTATAACAAAAGCTTAGCGCAACAACAGTATGAAAATCAGCTTAAGAAGACTCAAGGTCAAACAGGCATCTATGGTCAGCAAGGAAACCTTGAGATGCAAAAAGGTCAGAATACGGCAAATCTTCTGGGGAGCCTTGGAGGAGCTGCAACTTCCACTCTAGCTCAGAACGATTATTGGAATAAGATTGATGATTATACAAAGAAACAAAAGCTAGCAAATCAGGGTTTTATTCCGGGTGGAAGTTTTACGCCAGGGGGTTATTAAAATGGGTTTTAATTATTTTGGTCAAACAAATAGTAGTGACGAGGATGAGTTTGAGAATAATAAAAGCCCGTACTCGACCATCTCGGATCGACCGTTATTAGATGATGTTTCGGGGCTTTCTCAGTCCTTAGGAAATGGCGGATTGGAATCAGCTCCTTCAAACTACGGGCCAAATCCTTTAGTAAAACAAGCAATCGCACAACGCACATTAGCTTCCACTCCCTCTCGCGTTCAAAGGACGCACGGTCCGGAGGTTCCAGCCCCCGGTAGATTCTCAAACGATCCTGAAATGCAGCAGTATGAAATGCAGCAACAAGATTTAGACAAACAACGACATGCCATGGCAGACGCAAATCGCTCTCTTGCTGTGGGACAGATTGCGGCTCAATTAGCCACAGGAGGTCAAAGTGCCTATAAGGATTCAGGAGCTTTACAGACAACTCAAAAAGCAGGTGCAGACATACTTAAAGGCCGTGAAGAGGATATGGACCGACGGCAAAAAATAATGAACGCGATTGAGGCTAGAAAGTCTCGAGAAGGAGTGCGCGCTGAAAATAGCGCAAATAGAGCAGCTCTCCTGCAGATGAATCAATCTACTAAAGCTAATACAGAGCAAGACAAAGCCTATACTCAAATGAGACATGATCTTGAATCTTTCCGTGGAAATTCATCCGCTCAACAAGCAGCGCTTAAGATTCAAAACGCAGATACAGCGCTTGCCATTGTTAAAGGTAAAGATCCAAATACTTTAACTACTCAGGATTTAAATCTCCTTGCCAATGAAATGGGAAAACTTGCTTCAGGTGGTGTTCCAGGTGAGCACGGCGTTCAAGCGATGATGCCTAATAACTTACAAACAAAATACGCTGAAATGATGAGTTTCTTATCCAGCAAACCTACTGATGCCCAGGCGGGTGAGTATATTAAGAGAAACCTCTCCTATCTTGATGAGATGAAACAGGTCGCTCAAGGGACTCTGAACTCATACAGAGCTAATATCGCTAAAGGTTATAAAAACAGAGTTAAGCCTGAAGATTATGAAGCGGCTGCAACTGATTATGGATTTGGAGAACAACCTGCTCAAAAGATGAGTGCAGGTGCGGAAAGCACTTTTCCAAAACAAGTGAGAGCGGCCGATGGACATGTGGCCACTGTTTCTAATCAGGCAGAACTTGATGAGGCCAGGAAAGAAGGATTTATCTAATGGGATGGAGAGACACGATTAGGAAGGATGATACCGCCACAACTCCTGTCTCTTCATGGAGAGATACCATTAGAAAGGAAGAGCCTATAGCAACACCTCCCTCTCAGCTTGAGTCAGCAGCTCGAAGTGTAGCTCAAGGAGCTACCCTTGGTTTCGAAGATGAGCTTGCTGGAGTGGGTGGCGCGATAGGATCAAGACTTGGAGGCATGGGAGTAGGTCAGGTTGAATCGACCCATCCTGATGTACAAGCCCGAGTTCAGGCTTTAGCGCCTCCAGAGAAGAGCCTAGGAGAGCTTTATACGCAGTCTCGTGAAGAAGAGCGGGGACTGAACAAAGCAGCAGAGGAAGCTAATCCTTGGACCTATGGCGGTGGGTCACTGGTCGGTGGGATTGCAAACCCTATCTCAAAGGTAGGTTCGACTTTAAAAGGTGCTGCGGGACTTGGAGCTGCATATGGTTTAGGGAGTGGTAAAGCGGATCTCACAAAAGGTGAGCTTGCCTCATCTGGAGTTGAAACGGGACTGGGTGCATTAGGAGGTGCTGCTGGTTACGGGGTCGGAAAAGCCATCCCTAAGCTTGCTTCAGGTGCGGGCTCAGTTAAAGATTATATCAAAAATAAGATGGGTTATAAGGTTGGTTCCTTCCTGACCGGTATTCCAGAAAAAGAGATTCAGACTTACGCAACAAAAACGGATGAGATCAATAAGATGATTTCTGATTCTGGAGGAAACGTTAGTGCTGCAGCTGATGCGGTCAGAGAGAAGCTTCAAACGGGATTAAGAAACACTAGAAGTAAGCTCAGTGGTCAAATCTCTCAGGTTTTAAACGATGCTCCTCCACAAAAGACAATTGATGTCTCTCCTGTTCTTAATAATCTTCAAGTTTCTAAGGCAAAACTAAATCCAAACCTTCAATCAGAAGCAGTTTCTGAGATTGATGACCTAATTAAAAAAATATCATCAGAAGCTGATGAAAATGGAAACGTGAATATAAAAAGTCTTCAAGACATTAAAAATTTCTTAATGGAGAATGCTAAATCTTCTTATCTTAAAGACGGTAAAATATTCTATACAGGGAAACAATCTGCAAGAGCTGCAAAAGATGCTGCTACCTCGACCCTTAAAATTTTAAATCCATTATCTCCTGAGATTGAGGGAGCCAATAGGCAGCTTCAAAAGCTTCACATCATAGAAGAGAACCTAAATAAGAATCTTATTGCTCCAGGAAAGCCAGATAGCGCTCTTATGGCGGTTGGATCGGGTGGGAATCAAAGAAACATTAATCTCATGAATCAGCTTGGAAAAATAACTGGTCAAAACCCAGTAGAAGAGGCTGAAAAACTTGCTGCTGTATCAAGGTTTGCAAATCCTTCATGGACACCTGCAGACACTACAGGAAAATCTGCATTTAGATTAGGCGCATCGGCTTTAATTGGAAATGCGATTGCAGGACCTGTGGGAGGAGCTCTAGCTGCTGGAACAACAAGTCCAGCCGTTGTAAAATCAGGGATAAATGTCGCAAATCAAATAGGAAAAATAATGTCGCAGGCTGGAGGTTCCCAAGTCTTCGGGAAGTTTGCTCCCATTATAGAAGCTGCAGCTAAAAGAGGACCAGAGGCTTTAGCTGTGACGGGTTCTATGTTAGGTTCCGATCCCGAATTTCAAAAGCTTTTAAAAGGGAATGCAGTGCAATGAATGAGCAATCAGTAGAATTTTTAACTGACGACGAGCGACAACTTACTTTTCCATGGATTGAAAGCGTAGAAGATAATATTAAGTCTCCAGAGGGGTAAATCTATGGAGGCTTTGTTTGAGGTCTTTGTTCTACTCATGCTATTTTGCTTAGGAAGCGTAATTGCTTGCTTCAGACTTTACAATAAAAAGTCTCCTCTTCAAGAGTCATTTAACAAAGCCTGCCGAGATACAAACATATATTGATTATTCCTTTGACAGAAAAGTTGATTCTATACAGAATTAACTCATGTCTAATTCTATACCCCCAAAGGGTAAATTAAAAAGAAAAGACCTAGGTATAGCTGCGTCTGTTGTTGTAGTTACTCAGCTTTTGTCTGGTATAAATTCTAATCAAAATACGGCTCAAAATATGGAGAAATTCAAGGACGAATTCCATAAATCAATGATTGAGCGAGAGCAGTATTTTGTGAGAAAAGCAGACATTGCTCCGGTGAACAAGAAGTTAGATGACGTAAACGAACAGCTCATTAGGCTCACTGAACAGGTAGCAAGTCTAAAGCACGCAGTCAGGGATAACTACGCGTTTAAGTTGTTGCCAGCAGATACGATGATTAAGAAGGCTAATTTTAGATTTTAGGAAAATGTGTCGGGGGATGCATGGGACTATCTATTGAAGAGAAGATCATAGTTGAGCATTTGCTTATTGAAGACGAGGGGATGAGACAGTTCCCATATGTCGATTGTTGCGCCAAAGAATGGAAGAAATGTGTTTGTAAGGTTAAGGGGAAACTTACAATCGGCATCGGGAGAAATCTTGATGACATTGGACTTTCAGAGAGTGAATCAATCCAGCTTCAAAGAAACGATGTCAATAAAATGACTTCTGAGGTTGAGAGGAGTTTTTACTGGTTTTCAAAGCTAAACACTCCTAGACGAGTAGTGATCATTAGCATGGCTTTTAACGTGGGTATAAGTGGATTAAAAGAGTTCAAAAAAATGATTGATTGTATCGAAAGCGGAGACTTTGGATCTGCTGCAAAAGAGATGATCGGGAGTCAGTGGTCTTCTCAAGTAAAGGGTCGTGCGATTAGACTTGCAAGCATTATGAAAACAGGTCAATTTTAAATAATCAACCAGTAATAAATAATAAGGAGAATAAACGATGGTAAATGCAGTTAATGTCGCTTTGTTTTTTGCAGTCGCGTTTGGCGTTTCAGAAGCTCTCGCGGAAATTCCAGCATTAAAATCAAACAGTGTATTTCAAGCAATTAAAAACATTCTGGGCATGCTAAGTGGAAAAATCAGCAAGTAAGCCTAGTGTTGCGGGCGCTATAATAGCGTTCTTAGTGGCCCTGCCTAAACTCATAGATTTATGTCTAAGAGTTGGCAGGGCTCTACAAGATGATGGAGAGTGGTTAACCCGGGTTGAGACCGTTATAGACGGCCTGGAGAAGGCGCATACAAAAGATGAAAAAATTAAATCCGCTCAAAGTATTGCCAGCGTTATTTCTTCTTTGTAGTTGCGCAAGCGTG